CTCTTTCGAGGCTTACTGACCGTGGGTTTTAAAACAATTTGTTAAATATAAGCGTCATGCTTTACGACGTAATACTGATAGATTATTTAAAAGCCTTCTGTAAACTCCCGAATCCAATTTCATACAGATCTTCATCTGTAATTTTGAAAGTCGGGTTTAGGAAATGGTTTGCGTTATCAGATCTTAAAAGATTAATAGTCTTCTTAAGTACTTCGTATTTACACTTTGTGACTTTATGTGCAACAGTATTGTACTCATAAGTATCTATTGAAGGCATTCTCGCTAAGTAGCGATATTCCCCTCGCATCCATGCATCATAAATCGTATATTCGTTAAATTCCATGTTAAAATCGTCGATTACAACATCTGTTGTAACATCCTCATCCGGCGAATCATGTATACCGTCTAAGTAACCTTCTAGTTTAGCATTTATTGCAAAAACTATTGGGTGAGTAGGCTTAATGTTACGTTTGATTTTTGAACCTTTGGCATTTTTATTAGGCGAAGACATGTTTAGTCTTTGTGCTGTCTCCCAGAAGATGGTATCTTTAGCAATTGCTAAGTACTTATCTTGGGACTCTATCGTTAGTTCGTTGAATTCAACGGACCACGGTCTATCAACATCAACCCAATTGGGCATGTTGAAGACAGGATTTGGGATCTTAACCTCAGTATTATATAGAGGCTTAAACCCGGTTATCCGCTCTGATAGTGACAGTATGTCAACTAGTGTTTTCCTAATCACTTCGGTGAATTGCGGAAGCGCTAATAAATTTAATATTACGGGACCAAGAACCATATCACTATAACCTCTCTCTCTTGCCATCTTAACTAATTCCAAAGCTTGCTCTGGATTTTTGTGTAGGTTCTTTAGTAAGTAGACCGGTAAACCGGTTAACTCACCTTTAGGACTGAACATACGTTTAGCAAATTCGACGTATCCACTATAAGATTTGGTGGATTTAGGAATTGAGATTGAAATACCTAATTCTTTAATAACTTTAAGATAGTATTTATGAACTTTTTCACGATTCATTACGGAGTCGTCGCCCAATATCAGATACTTAAGTCTTTGTACCTTACATTTGTACGAAGCATACTCTTTTATGAGATGATGGCCCCCAGTGGAAACTGGCCAAGAACTTAATACACCCATAGGATTACCTACTTTATATTTTATGTAGGATCCAGATTGGGTTCGAAAAGATGTTTCAGACATTATTGTATTCCAGTTCAAAGAAATTTTTAACCCATGACAATGTTCCAGCATAGCTACCAAGATTTTTCTCGGAAACCTATCTGTAAACGAAGTCATGTCGGAACTAAATAAATTATGCCCCAAGTTGTTTATTCGCTTTGGTATAGTTTCTTGTTGAAACGTTAGATCGTTTTGCAGGTCTTTAAGAAAATACATCCAGGTTTTATGTACCCCGGATAATGCCGCGTTAGTCCAAAAGCCTACAATTGATATTTGTCGTGTTTTACACGCTCTATCACTTAAGGCGATTGTTTTAGCGTTTGCATAGTTTCCAAGTAGTGGTTCCTGTGCGTCATAATTAAGCCATGATAAATTTGATTGGCTTAGTAAATTCGTAACAGCGAAATATTGCTTAGGATCTCTCCTAAGCGCTGTTAAATCTTCTACAGCGCTAAGAGTAGCCGGACCGTTAGGCCCTGCCTTATTACTCAAAGGTAAGTATGACGGAAGCACATCTCTCGGTAATCTTCTAAGGATTTTACTCTTAGGAATAAATTTAAT